CTCGCCCTCTTGGGTATGATACGGGCGGCATGCGGGTTGCTCTCAGGCCCGGCCTTGAACTCGACTGCGCTGACGTACTGTCTGAGGCCGTAGTCCACGTTGCCGCCCTGCGTCTTCACGCTGGCCGTGTCGTGGTAGTGCTCGGAGCGATTCTCATATGCGACGCTTGGGGTGTAGGGCTCGTCCCCTATCGGTATCAGGGTGTCGCTGGGCAGCCCTCCGCTCAGGAACACCGCTGCTCCCACCTCCATCTCCTCCCTGAACTGCCTAGTCATGCCCCATTCGTAATCTGGGATTTTGATGTACCCCAGAGACGAGGGGCTCCCCTCGTACATCGCCCAAGCGCCGCTCTCCAAGAACACCCTGCGGAACCTAGGCCTGTTGTCTATGCCCTGATACTTACCCGTGTAGGCGCCTGCTCCCGTGAACGCGTCCGCGTCTGGGAAGATGCTGGTGTTGCTGACGTACAACTTCAGGAAGTTGCTGCCGCTCGTGTCTATCTTCTTGGTGATGAAGGCCCTCCCTCTCTCGGCCTTCTTGCTCACCGCCATGGAGTATGCCGAGTGCCTAGCCCTGTCGCTGTTGAACGCCGAGCCCGGACGCCTGCCCACGGGTGTCGGGTTCCAAGTGTGAGCGGTGTACGTGGCGTCTATGCTGAGTCTGAGTGAGTTGTCCGGTCCGGGGAAGACGCCCATGGTCTCATCGTCGAACACCTGATTGGTGAATATGGGAATCTCGGCAATCGCTCTGGTGCTCGCATACTGGGTGCCGAGTTGATAGTCCTGATTGACGTCCTTGCCCCCTCCTTGGAACATGCGGTCGTTGACGGTGCTGCCGTCGTCGCTCAGCGACTGGCGACCGAAATCCGGCTCGGTGCATATCACCGTGTTGACTGGTGTTGCTGTCGTGCCCAGCGTCACATTTGGGGCGAGACCCGTGGCCTTGAACCAGTTGGCGAACGTGTCGTAGTTCCTGCCCTCGGGGTCGAGGTACCTCTGCGATACGCTGCTGGAGTTGACTGTGTGGGTGAATGTGATTGTCTGGTTGCTGTCAGTCACACTCGTGCCTGTGTCTATGGTGACTTGGCTGCTGGAGTCTATGCTCTGTATTCTGGCATTCGTGAAGCCCCCTCCATTCACCAGCATACCGACCACGAGGTCCGCTGTGCCAGCGTCTATACTGCTGACCACAGCACTACCAGCGACATTGCATCCTGTTTTGCTGTAGAGGTCGGTGAACGTGAAACTCGTGCCGTTCTTCGAGTCATAGAGGGCGCTCGCTCCGTTCTCCAAGTACACCCTGCCCTTCTTTGCGAATCCGTACGTGCCCCAAGAGGCCATGTTGGTGGAGTTGTTGTTGAGGGGGGTGACGAATAGGGTTCCTACCTTGGTGCTCGTGTTGTAGGTGACGTCCTTGGTGGTGATGTGATAGGCGCGTTGCGTCGAGAAGGGGAGTCTGGACAGAGGGCTCGGGTCGAATGTTTGCTTGATGTCGGATGCGCCCTGACCGGGGCCCCCGAGCGTGACGGTGACCACTGGAGCGTTGGGCTCTATCTCCTTCACGATGTGGGAGTCGGGGCTGCCCGTGCCGGTCTTGGAGACGGTCCTGCCGAGAGCGGACTCGCTCAGGCTCTTGCACTGCACGGCAGTGACCATCTCGCCGTCAATCTCACGCTGTGCCACGGAGCGGATTCTTGCTCTGCTCATCAGGTAGAACAGGGTGATTGCATTGGGCTCGTCTATGTCGTCTAGGATGCTGGTGAGGGTTCTCATCTGATTGGTCCTGCTTCTCTTGCTGGGCTGCAGGATGAGCCTGATGTTGGAGTTGATGTCACCGTCTATGCGGTAGTTGTCGATGACGTCGAACATCTCGTGAATCGGTGAGTTGCTCTGCGTCACGCCTATGTCGAACTGGCCGTTCGAGGGGCTGCCTATGACGGTCGAAGGGTCTCTCCTCGAGTAGGAGGTCTTGTCAGTCATGGTCTTTACTTTCGTGTTGGTAGTAGTGTTGACGATGATTTTGTGGAACACGCTCTCGTGCTGGTCCGATGTGACGTGGCTCGCGCTGATTGCTGTGGGAGGGGTGTTGGGCTGTGCCGTGGCGCTGCTTCTGGGGGTGTAGTTCACAGGTGTGTGACTCTCATCGACCTCGTCATCGGCCTCGTACCCCTCGCTCGTGTCGCCGACCAAGTAGTTGGGCTTCATTATCGGTGAGTCGACGTCCTTGGACACGGTTGCGATATCCACGTACCCGCCCGGCGCATAGAGAGGGGTGTCGATGCTGGTGCTTGCGACGTCGCTCGCTATTATGTCGTAGACCGTGCTGCCTCCCCCGACCGACGTGGTGCCTGCCGGCACTGTCTTCTCGACCATGAGATACGGCTTCCCGGTCCCGCCCATCGATGCGCCTGTGAGGTCTATCGCGTTGTAGTGTATCTCGACGAATGGGGCGAGGGCCTTGCTCGTGCTGGTCAGCGAGGGTACATGCAGCAGAGCGACCCTCGACTCCCTGCTGGGTCTGAGATGGTATCTCCTAGTCTCGCTGTCTATCGTACCGGTGATGTTGGGAGTGGGTCCTCTCAGCATGAAGGGGAGGACGTCGAACCTGTCCCCTCCTATCGCTATCAGTTCCCTGCTGCCGCTGGGCAGTCCGTTGTTGACGATTGATGCGGATGCCGAAGTTATGGAACTCGAGTTCACCACGTCGTTGATTCTGTAGTTGCCCGTGATGGTGAATACGTCCGCTATGCTGTTGACGGGCAACTGACCCTCTATGCCCACTGGCGAGGCGTCGTAGTAGATGTCTATGATGTCGGAGCCGGCGTCTATGGTCTGGTCTATCGATTCCTCGCTGGCCTCCGGCAGCAGGCGCATGAAGGCATGACCGTCGACGTGATTGAGCGTGTGCCTGCCGCTGTGTCCAATCTTGAACTTCTCATCGACTGCGGTAGTGTCCCACACCGCCGCGAACGGGTTGTTGGTGTCGACGTCTGTCGTGGACATCCTGCTTGAGTACACTATGCCGTGTCTCTCGAACGGCCCCTCGTCTATGACCATCTGCCCTGTCCTGTCAATCAACTGGGTGGCGTAGTGCAGAGGCTGGTAGGGGGCACCCGTCCCACCGTCGATGAGTATGTCGCCGGTGATGACAGCGAAGAAGTCGTCAGTGTCCGCTGTTCTAGAGTGCAGCACCGTTCTGAGACCGTCGGACGTGCCGTTCACGAAATCGAGGTGGACGCTGGACACGACCATGTAGGGGCTGCTGTTGATGCTCTTGATGGCATGCAGCCTCACCCTCTCAGGAGCCTTCTGATTGGGCTTCTTGGTGTCCGGGTTGATTGCGCCTGCGTTGATGAGTAGGTTGTAGGGGACATGGGGAACGCTCCTAGTGGAGGTGGAGCCGGGCGAGGTGTGGGCATCGAACACCTTGTAGTTGCCCGATGAGTAGGGAGAGGCGGTGAAATCGACGTCGCCTGTGGTGACGGTCTTGCCGGTGAGCGCCGATGCGAGCGTCGCTGCATCCGATGCGGTGGCGAAGAAAATCTTGGACAGGCTGCTCTCGGTGGAGAATGACGTGTTGATTTTGTACGTGCCGGATATGGGAGAGATAGGCTCCTCGAACCTATATAGCAGCAACGTGTTTTCATCCGCTATCGGCGAGTTCCTGTCTATCTGGGAGTCTGAGAACCTCTTTGATATGTGCAGGCCCTCCATGATTCCCCTGAACTGACCGCCCTCGCCCCCTATGTACAGGTGGTCGGTGCTTTTGTGCAGGGAGTACTCTCCGCTTGGAAGTATCTTTCGAGCCATCAACTGCCCGTTGATGAAGAGGACTGCATCCTCCTGCCTGAGTGCTGCGACGACGTGTATGAGGGGCCTGTGGTTGATGTTGAGGGAGGTCGGCCTGTTGGTGGTGCTGTCCGAGAAGAAGCGGTTGTTCGTGCCGTGTATGCCTCCGAAGTCGGGAGGGGGGTAGACCGTGCCGTCATATCCGTTGGTCTCAGCGACCGCTGTGGAGAGCGTCACCACCTCCCTCTGCCCTCCCCTGTCGAGCACTATGGAGAACACTGCTGGGCCGGGCGTGTCCACGTTGCCGACGGACAGGGAGAAACTGTCCTTCATCATGGCGACCATACCGCCGCAGTCAGGCATGACCCAAGCCTCTATCGAGAACTGGTCGCTGAACATGCCGGAGGTCAGCGATGTGCTCTGTGAGCCCGACGGGTTGTTGGAGAGGAGCGTCGACATCGTCTTGCCGTCAGCGGTGCTGTCACCGAGTTTTGTATGAGCCCCTTGAGGCACGATGATGCTGTCGCTAACGCCGTCGAAGAGGAATGCGTGGTTCGTCCTCCCTAGAACCGGCATCTCAATCACTCATTGCATGTAGTCCATGGGCGCGAAGTCCATCCTGTAGCCGTAGACCGTCTCACCGGCGTCGTAGAAGATGTCCATCTTCTTGATTGCGCCTTGGATGCCGGTATACTCGTCCCTAGTGCTGAATCTGGTGCTCGCGGGTTTGGTGTTCGCCTCGCTGCCCTTGTCATCCGCTCTCTTCAGAAGGCCGTAAGGCTGGAAGAAGTTGCGGGCGACATAAGTGTCGGCGCCTGATTGTATCTTGGAGTTGTATGGAATCTGGATGCCTACAACATAATCACCGTCCCCGGTCAGACTGTTGAGAATAGAACCACCCATGGTTAACACACCAACAGCGAGAATTGATGCCAACTCTGCGACAGCACCAGCAAGAGCACCACCAAAACCATCTGCTGAGGGCATGGGGTCGCTCATCCTCCTCGCCGAGTTGCTGAGGATTCCGTACATGTCCATGACCTTGTCACCGGCGCTCTTGGCCCTCTCTGTCTCGCCCCCTGAGAACTTCTCTATGTAGGGAGACTTGATGGTCCCGGTCGCGCTGAAGGGATTGGCCTTCACGAATATGGGATGGGCGGTCTGGTTACCACCCTCGCCGCTCGTTCCCTGTGTGATGAGGACCGCGCAATTCTGGCCCGACGAGCCAGTCTTGTCGCTGTCTATGACAACAGCGGTCATGTCCGTGACATCCGTGTTTATCCACGCAGCCACGCCTGTGGCGAACTGGGCCTCTGTTATTCTGGTGCCGTCGTCGGAGTCCTTGATGCATAGTTTGTCGGTGGATGTGTTGTAGCCTATGGTGGAGGTGGTCTCGAAGCGGAGTATGAACTCGGTTCCCGATGCGTTCTTGACCACTATCTTGTTGGCCACGGTGTCTAGAAGGAGATTGTCGATGTTGTCGTTGGTGACGAAGGTGCCCTGTTGACCTGTTAGGTCCATGCCCCCGTTGGTGAACGACTGGACGAAGTCCTCCTGAGAGAGCGAGAAGTCCATCACCGCAGTGGCTGCGGAGCCTGTGCCGGGTCCCCTGTCATCGGTGAAGATGCCCTCCACCACTATCAGGGACCTGTTCTTGTTGAGGTCTATGCCGAATCTCCTTCCGCCCGACGCTGGTACGGCGTGGGGCTGGAATCCCCTCTCCACTGTGAAGTTTATCGTGGTGGCATCCAACTCTATCAGTTTGCCATTCTCCTGCACGAGCCTGATTGGTGTACCGTTAGCAGCAGCCATGTCTACAACCTCGGCCTATGAGTCTGTCCGGCATTGAATCTCGCCATCTCGCTTTGAACCTGCGCGGCCAAGTCTCTGGCCATCTTCCTCTTGTCAGTCTGGTCGGTTATACCGGCGGCGTTGATTGACACGTTCACAGTGCCTGATTGCCTAGAGGCGTAACTCATGAGGGCCTCTACATCTTTGGCCTGTTGCTTGGCTGCTGCTCTCTGAGGCGCTGTGGCTATCTGCTCCTCCTGTATCTTGCCTCTGATTATAGCGTCTGCATAGCCAGTTTCGGATATTTCCATCGCAGTTTTGACTGGTGCAATCGCCTCCTCGACCTTCTTCTTGTCGAATATGCCGAAGAATGCATCCTTGACATCATCCACGGCATCGCCTAAACTACCACTGACTTCCTCAACTACACCTCCGACCTTTTTCTTCGCTTTATCGAACCCATCACCCAAGTCACCAGTAAAATTATTGATTGTATCTTCCATCTCACCGAGGGGACCTGCAGCGATGGTGCCTAATGTGTCGAAGACGGATGAGAATGCTCCTCCTAGACCACCGATTGAATTGGTGATGCTTGACAATCCACCGGAGAGATTGGTCAACAGTCCCTGTAGGGATTGCATGGCACGGACTATCGGTAGCATCAGAAGTCATCCTCCATCTGCAGGAAAGAGTAGTCGAGGGATATGGTNTCATTGCCTGTCTTGTCCTGCATGAAGACCCGCTTCCTCTCCTTGCTCTGCTCGCTATCGACCGCCATGGCCCATGCGAGTGATTGTCTGAACACGCCGCTCCCCATATTCAATACCTCTGTCAGCGATACACCATAGTGCTTGGCCACGATATAGGCGAACAGTTGAGTTTGCAGTTCGATGTCCTCTGTCGTCTCGACCTTGCCGCTCGACAGGAACCTCTGCACCCTCATCTGTTCGCCTTGGTAAAATCCCCCTGTATCGCCTCCGCCAACTCAGTCGGCTTCGGGAGATGAGCGCTGATTTGCTCGCCTATGTAGGCAGAGAGATTCAGCATCTCATCTGGAGAGAGTCTCGGGTTCGTGCGTGTCACGAAGTTCTGGAAGGCGTAACGCCAGTACGCCTCCAAGTCGAAGGAGATGTTGCCACCCTCTACTGAGAACATCTTCTGTGCTGCTTTCTGCACGTCGAAGAACGTCATGTCGCGCACCCACACTTCCATCACGACCTCTGGGTCGTCGGGGTCCACTTGTATCTCATGTCGTTTCTCATTCGTCTGTGTCATCAATCTGTTCTTGTCCACTATCTGGGGCATCTTCATCACCTATGGTTGCAGCCGCTTCCTCAGCGGGGGCATCCGACTCATCCTCAGCAGCCGCTTCCTCAGCGGGGGCCTCGGCCTCATCTTCGTCCGGTGCATCGAGGAGACCCTCATCGTGCCGTCGTAATCGCATCACGACCTCCGATTTGGTTCCTCGAATGGTAATTTCTCTGCGCCTGCACTCCTCCTGCAGTTCGCGCACGGTGTATGATGCGTAGTCGCCCATCGCCATGGTCGGCTCCTCGACCGGTGGCTCGCTGTTGAGCGACTCCATGGCCTCCTCCCATCTCTCATCGACGAACTCCTCAGTCTCGACTTCAAGAGGGTCCTCGCTGACGTATTCATCGAGAGCGGTCTGGTACTCATCATCAGGAGCAGGCTCCATGAACAACTCGTCGATGTCAGGGCGGCTTCTGAATAGCAGCATCCCCTTGTCGAATTCAACGCCGGTCTGCCTGCACATCCACTTGACATAGTCGATGCGCTCGTTCCTGTTGAAGTAACGAACTCTCTCTATGGCTGGTGGTAGCATCTCATCCCCTCAACTGTGCAGTATGGTGTCCTTTGATATGACGTGAACCGTCTTGGGTAGTATCTTCAGTGTGGAGCGCAGAGGCCCCTTGTCCTCCGGTATGGGAAGAGGAGCCTCCACTATGTAGTAGTCGTCCATGACGATGTCGATTGACTCTCTGGTGGTGCCCGCTCCCTGCTTGGTGAATGAGAGTCGTATCATATCGGCGTCGGTGGTGTCGGTGGTGGTGTCGTCGAAGTTGTCGACCGCTCTCCTCATGTTGTGGTAGAACACGGGGTCGTCCACGATTATCTCCATCTCCAAGTCGTACTCCGTCTTGCCCTCCACAGCGAGGGACGGGTTGCGCGTGCCGGCGAACGGCACTTGGTCCGTGGAGGAGTCGGTGACGTTGGCGCCGTTGATGGTGTAGAACTGCTGGACTCCTGTGGAGCCGTTCAGGTTGAAACTCACCACCTGACCTATCTGTACTCCTGCCATGGTAATAGTTCCGTTGTAGAACATGAAGGGCTTCTGCGTCCTCTTGGCTATGCCTGACTCCTTGCGCTTCACCTCTGTGTTGGCGGTGTCCTCGAAGAGCCTGTGTGTGTCGTACCTGTCGCCCTTGGTGCCCTCCAGACGCCCTGTGTCGGTGTAAACGAGAGCCGAGTCGAAGTCCACGCTGAGCCTCAGTGCTGCGTCGGTGTCCGCTGTGAGGTTGAAACTGGTCACCTTGCAGCCACGGAACACTCGTGTGAGTTGCTTGGAGTCGCTGTTGGTGCCGTCGGTGGAGCCCTCGTTGCTGTCAGTGTCACGCCTCCTGACGCTGACCTCCATTGCGAACGACGGTATGTTGGTGCGTGAGAACATAATCTTCTCCACCGGGTTCTGGATGTTTCCGTAGGTGGTGCTGGTGGTCTGCATGTTGGGGCTGCCGTTGGAGTTGTCGGACATGTATCTGCAGAAGTAGATGTCAGTGTCGTCGGCATGGGAGAAGTTGAAGGGGTCGTCGACCCATATCTTCTGGCTGTTTATGGCGACTATCCTCCTTATCTCTGTCTTGATGGCCTTGCTGAGAATCTCATTCGCGCCGTTGGTGGGCCAAGTCCCGTCGCTCGCCGTCTCCCTGTATGTCTTGATGTCGGTCGTGTTGAACTCGGCTATGATGACGTAGTCACCCGCAGCGGGCGCCTCGTTGTCGCTCGCACCAAGTTCGCTGACAGCGGTGCCGCTGTAGGCGAAGTATGAGTCTCCGGGTGAGATGGTGCCACTGGTCTCCATATCAGTGCTGCCTGTCGGGCCGCACAGTGCAGAAGGGCTGTAGTAGAGAGTGTCGGATGCTGTGATTTGGACTTTCGTCCCTTGGCTGAAGGTGAGCGTGCTTGATGCCCCGCTGTCGCTCGTCCCTGTGAGTCTGCCGACGTATGTGCCGTCGGACTTGAAGACCGCATCACCAGCGGCCACTGCGGACACTGAGGCTGATACGCCGATTGAGCCTGTGGTGCCAGCGGCGCTCGTGCCGTCGGGTGTGACTCCTATGGTGACGAGGGGCAACTTGGCAGCCTCATGGCCGAGGCAGTAGTACAGCCATCTGGCATTGTGCATGTTGGACTCGAAGGAGCCGCCGGTGTTGAGGAACCTGCCCGGAACCTGAACGGCGACGTCTCGACCAAGCCCGACCACATGGTACCTCTTCAGGTCCACTTTGGTCTCAGGCAGTGAGACTGTGTTGACGAGACCCACGAATTGGTCGGTGAGCACACGCTCAGCGCTGCTCGAGGCTGTGGCGCTGTAGGTCATGGCCACATCCATGGAGGGTGTTGCGAATGGTAGAATCTGCATCAGGTCATTTGCCTTGGAGTCTATGTTGCCGCTGCTGTGGTCGGTTCGCAGAGCGGGTGTGATTGTCAATTCGGTAGCACCCCCGACGACGGCGTGCTTGACGATGGTGTACGAGCGCCCTGATACGGAGAAGTCATCATCGGTGCTGAAGTTCGGACTGCTGCTCAGTATGGAGAAGACCACCTTGGAGCCGACGAGCATGCCAACAGGGGAAGCGAGAACGCCGCTGTTCACGGGAGNGGATGCTGCCCCACCGCTGAAGGTGATGATGCTGGTGTCGGCGACGAGGTCGCGTTCCCCTGTCTTCGCTCTGAAGAGGAAGGAGCCGGCATAGTTGTGAGGGAGGTTTATCGCTGATTCATGACCGAATGTGACTTCGGTCAAATCTCCCTTGTACACTGTCGATGGCATGTCTACACCTATGGGATGAGTTCGGAGAAGATAACAACTTCTACTTGAAACGTGGTTCTGAACAGGAATTTGGTCCTGTCGGACAAATCCGTGCGGGTTTTGTAGACGATTCTGTCCATGTTGGAACCGTCACCCTTCCTCTTGAGATGCACTATCCTCCGTATCTCGTTCTCCATGAGTTGCTGCTGCTTGCGGCTGCGCATCGTCCTAGCGTCGAGTGTGATGTTTATTCTGGTCGTCACGAAGTCGTAGAGCAACTCAGGGGTCTCCTCGTTGTGAGCCGTCTCGAACACGATGACGTAGTCCTTGTTCCTCATGTCGAGCCTCTTGCCCCTCTCTGGACTCACGTCGGCGACGTCCATCACGACCGGCTTTATCCCGCTCGTGTTGCCCCTGTTCCAGTTCTCGTTGAGGATGTCGATGACGAGGTTGATGCCCTCACTGTAAGTTGCTACCACGCTTCCTCACCACCGTTCGCTCGAATGCGCGTATCGCGCTGTTGTCCTCCACCGCTCTGAGATACGCAGACCTGTCAGGCACTATCGCCCCTCCCTTGAAGTCGAGGTTGTAGTTGCTGTAACTGGAGTTCTCTGTGACCATCCTAGATTCTATCCTCATGGAAGTATCCTCATCGGTGTCTCTCCCATCAGGTATCTCGGAGAGCGAGCGCTCCTCCTGCTCTATCCTCTGTCTCTGGTACTCAGGGGTCTGCGTGAACGCCTGACGGAGTTCGTCCTGCAAGTCGTCGTTCTCGCTGAAGTAGTCCGACATCTGCTTCAACAGCATCTTCGTCTCAACAGACGGTCTACTCAAAGGCTACCACCTCTATGTAACGTGGTAGCGTCCTGTCTATGTCCTGACGATAGAGTTGAATCTTGGATGAGAGGTCGACGTTCTGAGAGCCCTCTGGGATGAGGGTGCTCCTGTCGTCGCTCATCAGCACATCGATGGCCACCATCTTGGTGCATACGTCCTCGATGGCCTGCTCGACGTATCTCTCGCCGTAGATGTACGCGACCTTGACGGCGTTCCACTCGAAGAATGGGTATGAGTTGTTGAAGTAGACTATTCCCATCTCAGCGTCGAGCCAGAAGTCCCTGAGCCTGCCCTTGTCGCCGCTGGCGCTGCCTCCCTGCAGGTCTATGGCGAATCTATGCTGAGTGACTGTAGCGCTCGCGCTGCTCATTGAGGTAGCATTACCACCTGCGTGACCGCCCACTTGCTTGCAGTTCGTGAACACAGTGTCGGTCTTGCCCTCGTAGAACACTACATCCCCTGAAGAAGAACCAACGAGAAGACCGGATGGCGCGAAGCCGTCTGTGGAATCGACCGTTATATCCATCGTACCGGCGCTTATGTCACCCGTGGACGAGGCTGTGGTCGCTGTGTTGGTGTGAGTCTGGGATAGTTCTAGCATGGTGGTAGGGGTGTCGACCACTGCGATGGAGGAGTCCTCACCGCCGACGGAGTCCCTCATGCTGGATATCTTCAACACACCTGAGCCGTAGTCGGCATTGGCGGTCGCTAGATACTCGTTGTGAACTGCCACGTTCGAGGTTGAGCCGGGCATGATGAATGCTGTACCCCCTATATCTGCGAACTCGATGGCGCTGGCGGACACCCTGTCCTCCTTGTTGATGAGGTCGGCGAGGGTCTGTGCGTTGCTCATGTGGTCCAAGTCCAGCCTGAACTTCCCATTGTCATGGGTCTGAGCCCCAGCGTCACTCACTGCTATCGACTCAAGTGTGGCGAAGACGCCTGAACCATTGGCTAGGAACACCTTGCCTGTCGTCTGCACAGTGCTACCGCTGCTGGTCGAGTCAGTCGAGGTCTTCTTGGCGAACTTGATGCGAGCCTCAGCAGCGCCAATCTCCCTGTAGTCGTCGCCCTGCCACAACTCTATGCGCAGCATCTGCTGCACGTTGCGAAATAGGAGCGGCGTGGTGCCGACGTAATCCGTGTAGTATCGACGCCTATACGGCTTGTACGTGTCGAAGTTGATGTACTCGGCAGAGACCAGATTGGGTCTCCACGAGTTGTGAGTCATGTTGTCTATCCTGTCCTGTGCGCGTAGTATGAGAGTCTTCACCTTGTCATACGTGATTCCTCTGGTCCTGCCGTTCGTGAAAGAGGCGGTGTTCTGCACATAGCCGTTGTCAGCCGTCTCGTAGAGGCCCGGATTGATGGCGGATGAGAATGCCAGTTTCACACCGCTTGTGGTGGAGGTGATTGCGGTGATTGCGCGTTCCAGCCCCATCGGGTCCGCATCGCTGTAGATGAGTATGGTGTCGCCCACTGAGAATCCTATGTTCCGATAGTCCGCCCCTGTGACTAACACGGCGTTAGCCTCGGCGTTGGAGGACATCAGCACGGCCTCTTGAGGGCCTATCTCGAGGAGGTCAGCGACTTTCTGAGGGGTGGTGTACGCCAGAGCGGTGGGGTCGAGGGGCCTTGTCTCAGGCTCACCGGGGCTGAATACCTGTGGCATCTAGAGTCTCGCCTCCTCGTCTCTGTGTGCCATGTTGTACTCCATCGGCTTTTCGCATGCACCGCATGTCTCCCTCCACATGAAGTGCAGGAATCCACAGTGCTTGCAGCGCGTGCCAGCGCCTATGTTGAGCACGTCGCCTACGTTCTTGTTACGTTTGCGCTGCTCTGATGTCACACCGGCGAGGGGCTTGTCCTCTGAGAGAACATTACCCTCCCCGATGCTCGCTGCGTATCGGACATTGGTCTTCTGAGCGACTGACAGGTCTTCGATGTCAAGCGTGCGTAACTCGAACCCCATAGTCTCCCCTCATCACGAGAAGGACNCGACTACAAGATAGATGTTACCCAACCCTCGCATGCTTACCCACCTCAGACTGTGTAGGTGAGTAGGAAGTAGTGTTGGCCGAGCGACATGAAGGGCTCGACGCTAACGAGTGCAGTTGTGCTTCCCGCCGCTACTCCAAGAGCACCTGTGCCACCTGTGGCTCGTAGGTCTGCTTGTATTGCCGCTGTCGCTGTGCCGTCAGCAACCTGCTTGGGGGTGTATGGACCGATTACTCGGTTACCATATCCACTTAGTACTGCCATCTAGGTCACCGCCTCAATCAGCGCTTCCCTAATGCCCACCAAGAACCAGTGTTACCACTGACACAATCCACTACGAGTGTACCGGGTGCTGCGTCTGCGACGATTGCGAATGCTCCGTCGACTCCACCACCAGTGACATCTCCGTATGTGTCACCCATGACTCCGCAAGCCAGTATCTCTGAAAGACCTGTGACTATCGAGCCTGTGGTTACGCTTGCTGCGTTCCAATCTCCAGAGACCATCAAAAGGTCTCCTAATACGTGTGTTCTGCTGTCTTGTGTACTGCTAAATGCCATTATTGTTCATCTCCTGTTGTTTCTTTTTCAAGTTGTTGCTCTACTACTGCCTCTACCTCATCTTCCACCACTGGCTCCGGTTCCGGTTCCGGTTCTGGTGCTGGTGGGTTCAGATGCTGGTCGACGAGTTGTAGCAATTTTGTTTTAGTCCTGTATGACGAGCGTGCGAACTCGACACCCTGAGAGTCGAGCCACGCGGATATGTCCCCACGTCGCCACGACTCGTCAGGTATGCCGTCTGCACCTTCGTCTGCTGTCGGTGCCTCGTCTCCCTCTAGGGAGAAGTAGGGTGCCACAAGCCAGTTTCGCCATTCGTCGACCCATGCTTGTGAGACATCCCTAACTTCACCCCGAGTGAAATCAGGCGTATACGCATCAGGACTGCGTCTGTAGAAAGACGGTCCGTGGTAGCGCACTGAAGGCAGTTCAATCACCTCACTCTACGAGTAGTGTGATAGAGTTACCGTTCGAGGTAGCCTCTGCGGTCAGAGTGAGAACCAGTCCGCTGAAAGTGGCGATGTCGTGGTCGTTGGCTGCGCCGTTGACCTGTCCGACTATTGCTACTATGCTGCTTAGGCTGACTCCGTTCGTCCCACTGAAAGTCAATGTGTCTGCGCTTGTGTGGTCCTTGTCGTACTGGACCGTAATCATGCGCAGGCTTCCACCAGCGGTGTTCGTGTCATCGTTGTTGGTAGCATTGAAGGGTGTTAATGCTCCGGGGTATGCGTCTGCTGCCCCACCTGCACCATCCAGCCATCTTGTGCTGCCTGCCTGTGCGCCTGTTCTCATGTCTATGTCAGCGAGGACGGAGACGCTTGAGAACTCTCCATCATCGAAGGCTATTGTTATTCCATTGCTTGTTATGCTTGTTGCTGTCATATTTCATCACCTATTTTATCTCCTAGTTCGAGACCTCACTGGAGGTCTCTCACACTCCCCTGTGCTCCGAAGAAAGTCGTCCACATCTCACCCATGGTTCGGTAGAGTCCTTCCTGACCGAGCCTGTTGATGGCGAATGGGTCGCCTGTCTCAATTCCACTCTCGTAGTACTGCGTTGGTATTGCAGTGCTGAAGTATAGGTAGTCGGTGTCGAGGAAGTACATCCTGCTGATACCGTCTTTCGGCATGTCCTTGGTCGGTATGATTGGGACACCGTTGTATGTAGCGACGATGAATCCGGCTTCCATACCGGGAACACCCTTCACACCGTTGTAGGTGGGGGTCACTCTCTTCTCTTCCATGAACCTCTGCTGGGACTGTAGCAGTTGCTGTAGTCTCATCAGAGTGTCATATCCGGTTAGGATGACTTTCGGGTTTCCACCGCGCTCCCAGACTTGCTGGAAGAGCGTGTCAAGGTGGTCGAGGCTGAGTGTTCTGTTAGCGCTGCTTGAGTCAGCGTTGTCCTCAGCGAAGGCCCACGTGTTGGCGCTTCTGTCGATGGAGTAGATGTCTTCGTCTCCAGCATCATAGTGAGTGCCGGAGGTCATGCTCGTGTTACCAGCAGTGACTCGGTCCAGAGACTCGAAGTTGTTTCCAGCAGCGGTCGTGACGTCCGTGAGGAGCATCTTGTTGACCATCTCAGCGTGGTGCTTACCCATCTCTTCCTTCATGACTGCTCGGATGTCTCCGAGGCCGTCGTCCTTGTCGGCGAGGAAGATTGCGGTCTCCGACATGTCGAAGGTGTGTGCAATCGTCTTGGGCTTTGCAGCAACATGCTGGAAGACAGGCTTCACTGTGTCAGGAAGAGTGCCGTTCTCTGCTATGCCGCCGTGTAGGCTGCCACCATTGGGCTTCTCGGTGATGACTCTCCATCCCGACCTGTCCCAAGGTCTCTTTGGTAGGATGCTGAAGGCGTTGAACTCTTGGTTCAGTTGCGACCAGACCTTGCGACCGTAGATTGCTTGGTATGTACCAGCAGTCGTGGATAGCATTGGTGCATCCGCTTTCAATAGTTCACTGCCTGAGTAGGAGTATCCCATTGCGTTTCCAGCGCCGTAGTAGTAGCGCTCCATGTCTGTTATTGTTCGTACGTAATCTCGTGCCATTCATAATCACCTCTGTTGCTTATTCAGGCCCCCCTGAAGGCCTTTGTTGCGAGGTTGTGCACCTCGTCCCACGACATTGACGCTAGGTCAGCAGTGGAGGGAATTTCTACGGATGGTACAGCAGCGGACTTGGTGATTGTCTCACCGGATTCTGCTGGAGCACTGATAGCCTCGACGCGCTCTGCTAGAGAGGCGATGGACTTCTGTATCTCGTCAAGTGGACCACGTGCGTCGAACTCTAGGGCCGCAGCCTTGGTGATTTCAGCACTGCGCTCTGACTCGTAGCGGGATGAGAACTCCCCTTCTAGGGATTTCTTCAACTCTGCCTCGAGCATAGCGGCCTTGTATACCTCGTATGCGGCTTCCACGTCAGCGGAGGAAACAGCGTCTGGGGTCAGGTAGTCGGATTTTGCGACTTTGGACCTCTTGCCCTTGCCACCAGCGCCGAACTCGGCCTTGGGGACTTCCGGCTTGCCGTCTTCCTGCTCCCTCTTAGGTGCCTGACCGTAGTTCAGGTCGAACTCTCCGGGGGTGGAACCTAGGTTGCCTTTTGCCACATCGTCGAAGTGGGTTCGAGCACCTGTTACGTCCACACCAGCGGACTTGAGGGTGTTCTCCATCCAATCGAGATAGTCTGAGGAGATGACGTCAGAGTACTCTTCGGACTTTTCAACGTCCTCGGATTTCTTCTCGTCATCTTTCTCTTCTTTCTTGTCGTCCTTCTTGTCGTCTTTACTGTCTTTGATGAATTGAGGAGGCATACCCTTCTCAAATGCATCTAGACGACCTTCTAGACGTGAAAGAACGTCTGTCATTTGCGTCATTACGTCGTTGTCTTCTGTCATTTTGTTCACCTTGTTTTTGTTTTGTTTTTTATCTTCTTTAAGAATCTTGAACGTCGCTTCTGGGTTGATGCCTCGCTCGCAGATTGTAATCTCATGTAGTTCTAACTTGCTGATTTCTTGGTAGTCTCCATGCTCGGGGTCCGACTTCCTCACTCTTTTGAATGCCTGACCACCGATGCTGAATCCACGAAGGGCTCCCTTCCTGATTTCCGCAGCGACTTCCTTTGCTTTCTCGATGTCGTCTCGCAGTGATACTACCACGAACATCCCGACATCGTCAACCTCGCTTTTCCAGAACCTCCCTTCGTTATCAGTGTATGATGGTATTACTTCCCCGACTTGTATGTTTGAATGCGCTAGTTGCACGTTTCTGAACTTCGGGTCCTCCATGTATTTCTTGAATGCGTCTTTGAGTGCTTGCTTGGTTATTTTGTCGCCTTGCTTGTCTACCACTTCGACGCTGGCATATCCAGCGACGACGAGGTCACCACCCTTGAGCAACCGGAGATTTGACTCCCCTGTTGCCCGTAGTGGTTGTGACAACACATATCACACTTGGTCTTGTCATACTACATATATGAAGCGGCAATGCATTATTCCTGCTCTGGATTAGTTTTCTCTTCAGAATCGCTTGACTGAGAGCCTTTCTTCCTTCTCCTGAGTTCTCTCGCCTTCGGATACTCCTCTTCCGGGTCCTCCTCCGGTCTCGCCTTCATGTCCCAGTCGGGGAGCGACATCTCCGAGGTCAGTCTCGTTGGGCCCCTAGGGCTCTCTGTCCCTCCGCCCAAGTCGATGCCCAGACCCTTGGCCCCTGTGGTGTTGAACATCTGCTCCTTCTCGAGCACGTCGAGAGCCCTCTCGAGGACCTCCAGCGCCTTCTTCATCTTGGGTTTGAGTAGGATGTTCTTGTCTCCGGGCTTGATTATGCCCGCGCTCTCGCTCTCCACCTTGCGCCTGTGGTGCTCTTGCTGCTCCTCTGATGGGGTTACTTCGCTCTCAGTTTCTTTTTGACGCTCAATCTTTCCCTTCAGCATCATGCTGGCGACTTCTCCCCAGAAGGGCTTGAGGCTCTCGGATAGTTCTATGCTGTAAGTATCCATGCCCATGTCCGAGAGCGGGGTTGTCGGTGAGTGGACCCAGTGNCCTAGGCTGCTCTTCTCGAGTGTGTAGGTGACTTGGCTCTCCGTGGGGAGGGTGACGACTATCGCTCTGTCCTCTATGTCTATACCGTGTGCGAGGTGGACTGGTGGGAAACTCTTGGCGAGCAGCGACAGCGTCTCCATCGACACGCTGGACTCGCCCTCTCCCTCGCCGACCAACTTCGACGGGTTGATTGTGAATATGTCACGACCCCCCTTCTTCTGCCTCTTGATGCCTGAGAACCTCACGCGTACTATGTCACCCTCCTCGAAGGGCTTGGGGCTGGATACCGTGCCGGCGTCGAGATACACCTTGCCGTTGTGGTCGACCGCTCTGTCATCAAGACCTTCCCCGTCCAGCAGCGGGCCCGCGCCGAGCCTGTATGTGTAGGGGCCTTTGCCCCTCCTGTCGAGCACGATGAGGTTGATGTCCCTGTTGGGTCTCAGCACCACCCACTTGGGATGTCTCCTCTCACCGCGCATGTATGTGCTCTTGCCGTCCCTGAGAAGGAGGGTCCTGTGCTCGGACTGCAGCGTCTTGACTGCATCCTCCAGACCCTCCTCGTCGGTGAAGCGGGTGTCATGGGGGCCTGATAGCAGCACCTGCTCGTGGCTGTCGTACTGGCCTCTGAGAACCTTGAACCTCTCTCTGACGTTCATATCCATGATGTCGGTGCCGTCATAGTGCAGTATGTCTATGATATGGAGTGTGTCCTTGCCGAGGATGCCGTCCAAGGTGCAGTCCTTCTCGCCTAGATTCTTGACGCCGCTCTTGGCCCAGTCTGGGATGGCTCTCTGTCCCCCGTCCTCGTCGAACGCCTTCACCCTGTTCTTCTTCTTGGTCAGGACTATCCTGTCGCCGTCGTACCACTTGGAGACGACCCAACTGCCTGTGAAGCCCCTGAGTTCATCCAAGTCCCTGAGCCTGAAGATGCGATGCATGGGGCGGATGGGTGGAATCCACTCCGGTGAGGAGTCGGCCTTGACGATGAGGTCGGGATTGAGCAGGTATGTGGCATACAGTCCAGCGTCCTCTATGCTCTTGCCGACGTTCGGGTCCTGAGTCATTGGAACACCGGTGGCTCCACCTCTGAGTGCGACTGGCTCGAACTCGGGAATCGGGTAGACGCCGTCCATGCCGTTTCTGATATAGGAGTCAGCGATATCGGGTCCTAGAGCCGCTGATATCATGTGCTGGGGAACTGATGAGAGCCGCTGGTCGAATGTCTCGGTCCCGACCTCCGGCGTGTCTCCGAACTCGAAGCCGTGTGTGGGACGCACAGAGTGACCGAACTGCTTGTTGTTAGAAGCGCTTGTGAAGTAATGCATCATACTCGCCCCGCCTGCGCCGAAGGGCATTGCCGGTTGGGCGTTGAATGAAATTCTCTGGGTGTCGAACTTCGTGCTCTCGTCAGCGCCGGTGTCATTGCTCGGGTCATACACCACCAAGTCACGCAGGTTGTGGAGGGTCTGGTTGTGCTTGTTTGTCATCTTGCCCCTTCTGTACAATTCCTTCTGACCGGTTCTCATGAAAGAGGTGTTTTTCGTATCTGGGTCCACCGGCGCTTGAATCCTGCTGAGGCCGAAGGCTGCATGCTGCTCCTTCCTGTCTCTGTTGAAGATTCCTTGGACGGCCTCNCTGTGACCGTGCAGTTGTCTGCCGTACCCCAAGTCGCCGCGCATCTCGGATATGCTGTCGCCGATTGAGTCCAGTGCCTGCTTGGGGTTGGACGCGTCCACATCGACCCCGACTTTTCTGGCCAGCCTCTCGAGCACCATGCTCGCCCTGTCTGCCCTGTTCTCCTCGAGGTGCCGTGCTGCTCTGCTATGGAGGGCGTCGTATCCCATGACTTCCTTCTCCCTCTCCAGAAGGGGTTCTATTTCTGAAATTCTAGACTCAATCTGCATCAACTGAGGGGTGAAGGAATCATCGCCTTCCCTCACTCTCTTCTCCATTCTGCTTCTCATGCTCTTGAGATTCCTCATCTCCGCCTGAAGGGGAGCGTCTCCCGCACCTGCACCATGACCGTGCTGCTCCTTGAGATGGTCGTCGAGATGCGAGTCGTACATGGATGAGTCTATGCCCATGACATCGCCATGCTCCTTGATGAGATTGTGATTCGACTGTATGAAGTGGACATCATCATCGGGTATCGTGTCTAGGTAGGATTGGATATGCTTAGTATGCGCCTCGTCGGAGGGGAAGCCGAGTTGCTCCGCTATCTCGGATGCGTCTGAGAGTCTGGTGATTGGCACCCCTCCGCCGGTGGTGAGACGCTCTCTCAGTGATGGGTAGACCGGCTCCGCTGTCTGTGTTTGATTCTCCACCATGTAGTCCGCTGTCAGGGGTCTCACTCCCACACCCTCCCAGTACTCGCTCGGCAAGGTGTGGATGGCACGCTCGGCATCGTGGAACAGTCTTCGCACGTTGGCATCGAATGACGGGTTGCTGGGGTCGAGCGCCTCCTCCGGCAGGAGGGTCGCTAGATGCTTGGCGGCTTGGTTGATTGAGTGTATGTCGTATTGATGCTTCAGGTTCAACTGGTCGATGTGTCTGGACTTCTTTGGTCTGCTCCGGCCAGTGAGCACCCTTCCCTCCTCATCCAGATTGCCGTATCTCTTGTTGTAGTCGAGCATGGAGGAGTCTGGGAAGTCATGGGCAGACACCGAGGTTGGGAATCGCTCGCTCGAACTCAGCAGCATGGCCAGCCTCATCGCCTCTATCTTGTTCCTATTCTGCTCGCCGGAGGTGTGTATCACAGGCTCTTGTTCTCTCTTGACAGAACCGCCGCCTGCGAATAGGTCGGTTTGCGAGATGCTATCTTCACCCACATCGAGTCTCTCGCTGTCTATCTCCTTGGGAGCCAGCATATCGAGCGACTTGCCGTATGGTATGTTCTTCCTAGTACCCTCGTTGGCTGCATCCACGAACATGTTGTTCATCTGGTCTATGCCCATCTTGATACCGAACTTGCTATTCACTTCTGATTGTCTTAGTCCATGGATGAGTGCTGCTATCCCCGGTGAGGTGACTGACGAGAGAGCGTGGTTGCCGGTGTCTCCACCGAGGAAGTTGGACATGTGCTGCATGTAATGAGGTCCTAGAGGAGCCTCTGCCTCGGGTCTAATCAGATGTCCGAATAGGCCCATGTTGATTGATTGGGGAACGATGCTCTCCTTCTGACGGTTGACTGAGGCGATGAGGCTCTCATCATCCATCTGATGGTGGTCATGCAACTTGGTGGCGTATATGTGCTGGTCGATTGCGTGTCCTCCCTCCAGATAGGGTGCGGCGAAGTCATGGGCGAGGTGCTTCCCACCGAGTATATCCATAGCCTTCTGAATCTCCTCCGGTATGGCATCAGTGTCCTTGAAGCCGACGTTGGTGCTGAACATGGACAGGATGTCCTGAACCTCTCTCTGCCTGTCTCTCAACGAGACGTTCTCATTCTCCTTCCTGAGCAGGGACTGCAGTTGGGAGTTTGTGATGAGGGGACCTGAGTGCTCTGGATACCCATGCTCCCCTACTGGTGTCTCCTCCCCCTTCGAGTTGAAGCCCAGAGCGTGCAGCAGGTTGTCTCTGGGAACGACGTTGCCCTTCTTCTTGGATGCTGTCAGAATCTTCATCTCATCCATCATCTCGTCCTGATTGAGTCTGGATAGACCGCGTGAGTCTATATTTGGCAGGTGCATGAATACCTCGTCCTTCGGGTCGTCCGTGTTCACCCCGAAGGCCTCATGCAGGTTCCTCATCGCCACATCCATGAGTCTGCTGTGACCCTTGCTGTCCGCTTCTTTCCTGTCGAAGGTGACCTCCCCCTCTTTATCGACATAGGCTGATTCCAGTGCTGAGAAGAGCGCTCTCTTGTCTGGTGGGTCGGATGGTAGGTTCTGCGACCACACCGGTGCGACGTTATGGGGCCCTGCCTTCGGTCCTCGCCTGACATGACTGAGGGCGTTGGTCCCTCTCATCCTCATGTTCCTCTTGAGGCGACCCATCGGAAGGCGCGTACCGTCGTCGAACTTCACATGCTGCTCCTTGGAGTCGCTACCGTGACTGCCGGGTGATATGTGCTCTATGACCTTGGTGCGCTCCTCCGGCGAGAGCCACTCTAGGCCCATCATGAATGAGAGGTGGTTGAGGTATGATGGGTGGTTGGAGATTGACTTCTCCTTCTCTGCTACCTTCTTGCCCTCCGGGGTTTCTGAGTAATATGCGGCAAGCATATTTTCAGTGTCGGTGTTACCTTCTTCCAAGGTGGCCTTGTTGTCCCTGTCCATCCATTCCAGTGCTCTCGCGTTGAAGTGCTTCTCCCTGATTTCCCTGTTGTCCTCGCCCTGCTCATTCTCCTCGCTCCATCTCCTGAAGTCCCTCTCGTAGAGGTCGTGCTCGTGGCTGAGTATGGACTGGTCCACTGAGTCGCCGAGGGGACCGAGTAAGGGGTATGAGTAGGTACCCTGCTTGTTCTCCCTGACATGAGGGCTGTTGGTCTTCTTCATCCAGTCCTCGATGAGTCTCTCGGCATCCTTCACCTGCTTGGCGCGGGAGTTCCCGTCCTCGTCAGGGACGAATCTCCTTGCGAGCAGTTCAATCTTCCTAGGTATGCCCTTCGTCATCAACTTCTTCTCAAGGGGGTCGAATAGGGATGAGAAGATATGCTCGTCCGCTCTACCGTAGTATCTCTCGAAGTCTGCACGAACGTCGATTGGCAGGCCGTGAGTCACGCCTATGGGGAGTTTGTCCCTGCTGTTGATGACTCTGCCTGACCAGTGATTGTGTCCCGTGGGGAGGTGACCCTTGTGCCTCCTCCTCCTTATGGCTCTCATCTCAGCCTCGAACTTACCCGGTCGGATGAAGGCATCTTCTTCGTTCTTGACCAGAGTGTCGCAGAGTATCTCACGCCAAGTGTGTCCGGGCGTGAAGTCGTGCGCCTCCAGATTGGCCTTGGCCAGTATGTAGTCGGATATCGAGGACTCTATGTCCACATCGTCATTGACTGAGTCTATGAGAGCGTCACGTGCTCTCACAAATACGTCAGCAGCGTCTTCATACACACGCTACCACCTATTGCACCGGCCTGTAATCATTGCACCCCTCGATGGGGTGGTTACCGAGTCCGCATGTCCTCTCGCCCTCCATGGGGTTGGCTCCGCATGTTGCACAGGGGGCCATTCTGGCTTTCCTGATAACACGGACGAAAGACATCTAGAACACCTCAGACGCTGGTTCTCCCAGTCATTCCGGTGTCTATCTCGTGAGTCTCGACTGCTCTGTCGTGAGTGTTGGTCTTCGCGCCGAGAGCCTCGAGGTTGTAACTCTGGCTAGTGGCGCCCTTGTTGGCGACGTCCTCCGATTCCAGTAGTGTGTTGTTGGTGCTGTACTGCTGGTGGTAGGTGTTGCCGCCCGTCTCGATGTGGAATGTAGATGCATCCGGCGTGGTGCCGAAGGTCTGTATCCTGTGCTGCTCCCCCTTCTTCATGGAGCCATACGATTTCATGCCTCCGCAGCCCATCTTCATGCATGCTCCCTTCTCCACCTTGGAACCGCATTCTGGGCATTTCTCGGCCTTCTCCAAACTCTCGACCTTCTCGAGGAGGGATTGTGCTTTCTCTAGCATTTCATATGCCTCTTTGGAGGCTGGGCTTGGTATAGGTCTCATTTCAGTACAACTCCCTTACTTCTTTGTGTTGAGCGGCCATCTCGTGTATCTCTTCCCATGACATCTCATGCACCTCTTCATTGGTGAAGGAGTCTAATTGTGCGTTGCTCTCGGATTTGAGCACGGTCTCATCGTTCCTGAATGGGTCCTCCAGCATGTCTATGGAGAGGGGGGTGTTGGTACGGACGTAGCCTGCCCTCTTGAGGAGGACCGCTGGGTTCTCCACCATCTTGCGGAGTTGGACATTCTCATTGCGAACCGACCTTATGTCGCTGTCCATGGACTCCATCTTGGAGATGAGAGCGCTCATGAGTTGCTCGGTCGTGTTCTCTTCCTCGCTCATGTAAGCACCTACTGGGGTCTGTATCCACCGAAGGTGCCTGTGTGGGGTCTCATCCTCGAGTTGCTTCTAGCGGAGATGATGGTTCCGGGTAGTTGCTTGGCCCTGTTGTCGGGGTTGAATTTAGTGCCGCGCTCGTTGTATTTGATGACCGGCACGCCGTTGGCGAATTGGTTGATGCCTGATGGTGCATCGTCTGATTTAGTGATGGACATGTTGATGTCCTCGAGCATGAAGTCGCCGACTTTGAGAATTTCACTGATGTGCGATTTTGCGAGTTCGGCGTCTCCCGTCTCAAGTGCCTCAGAAAGCGCTGCTGCGTGGACATTCATCTTTCTAGCCATGGGGTCCATCTTCGTCAAATCCATCGTGCTCGCCCTTCCGTATGCATGCTGTCTTAATTACACTTATGCTCCTCGAGGCCTTCTGGCGTTCTCTAGAGCGTTGGATACGTTACGCCCGAGAGTATTGGCGGGCCCTCTCTGCTGGACGCTGGAGAAAGGCGCCCCTGAGCCCATGGATGAGCGCTGCTGTGGGCTCGCTGGGCCTCTTGGAGTCCTGATTCCCACTCCCTCTCCTCCGGGCTGCGACGGTGGCATGACCTGCTGCATGAGTCCGGCTGGCATGCCTCTGGCTGGCATGCCTCCCATCATCGGTGGTGCTCCGCCCATGCCGGCCATTGGTGGTGCCATAGGTGGACCCCCTCCGGCAGGAGGAGCGCCGGGAGGGCCTCCCTCCATCTCTGGAGCCTGCTTGCGATAGATGAATCGGATGTCCCTCTCGCCCTCCTGCATCAACTCCGGCTTGTAGCCGAGCATCATCATGCGCTGTGCGAGGTTGGCCTCCATCTCGTCTCGACGGAGTCTGGTAATCTCGTCCTCCTCCTCGTTCGGATAGAGTGTGAGTTTCCAGTCGTGCACGTCCATCTGCTTGAGCATGCGTGGGAAGAGGACCTCTGTGTACACCTTCTGCCCGAACTCCACCGCTCTGTTGGTGACGAGAATCTGCATGCCCTCGTTGTTGAGGCCGCCGCTCTTCCCATTGTCAATCATGAATACGGCTGACACGCCGTAGTACGCTGCGATTCTGTTCCTTATCTCGTCGCGCACGGAGATGTACTGCATCTCCTCCATGGTGTCCATGAACTTGACCCAGTTGACTCCGCCCCTGCCTGTGGCTGATTCTATGCCGACCTTCGGAACGTAGTGGGGGTCTCTCTCCATCTTCTCGTCGACCGCCTTCCAGAAGGACTTCATCGACTCGAGGTTGTCGGTGGTCACTGATATGATTCCCTTGGGTATCCTCCTCTTCTGGTACGCTGTGTACATGTAGTTGTCCATCGCTGTGAGTGTCATCGCCTGTCTCCACATGGTGTTGACTGGGCTCTTCCCATAGAGTTTGGATGGGTTGTACTTGCTGACGTGCAGCACCTCGCCCTTGAGGTAGTACTGGGTCTTGCCGCTACCGGCCATGTTGACGTAGTGGGCGTCCTCCATCTTGGAGCCGCACACCTGACACGGGTCGTCCTGACCGGGGTATGAGACTTGGTCGCGGTGGATGGGGCACACCTTGTACCTCCCTCCTCGGACACCTCTCTTGTCAGATACTATGCGCATGAATATGGGGTCTCCCCTGATTATCTCCTTGACCCTGTAGAACATTATCTCCGAGGTCTCCTCATCGACGAAGTACTCCTTGACCAGTATTAGGAAGGCGTCATCAACGACATTCAGGTCATGCTCTATCTCCTGCAGGACGTTCATGAATGACTGCTCCATGGAGTTCTCCTGATTGAGCAGCCACTTGGGGTAGATTATCTCATCAACGTCGCACTTCCTGACTGGTCCGTCACACATGGTGCAGACTTCCACCTCGTGCTTGTACTCCTCACCGCACTCTGTGCACTTGACCTCGAACTTCTTCTCCCAGTAGTATCCTCTCCTGAATATCTCCTGATTGAGTTTGGCGAGCACTGTGCGTAGTATGAGATTCTCGCGTGATACGGCGAATAGNGCTGGTATGGTGATGCCCTGTGCTAGAACCGGCTCCTGTATGCCCGTCGTGTAGAGGGGCATCTGGGGCTGCGGTGTGGTTCTCCTTCGGAACGGTCTTCCTAGGGCTGATAAGAATCGACTGACCCTGCTCTCTTCATCTGCCATCAAAGCCCCTCCGTCCATTTCGTGATATCATCCACAGTGCACTCCCATTCGCTCAAGAGATTCTCGGCCTTCTTAGTATCATCCTTCCAATTCGAGAAGCGTACTACGCGCATCAACTGCTCCTTGCGAAGGGGGTCCTCCTCATGGATGTATTGCAGAACGGCCTTGGCCTGAGTGTCCTTCATCCTCAGATGAGGCAGAATGCCCTTGAGGAGTTTCTCGACGTCGGCCTTGGAGTAGAACTGAAGCCTGTGCTGGCTTCTGGTGCTGTTCTTGTGAATCTTCTGATTCAACTGCAGCACTCCGCAGTCGAGGGTCTTGTGCAACTGCTCGCAGTGAGCCCTTCCCCTGTCGCCCGTTGCGACGAANCCTGCACGTGCCTCNCCCCTGCCTGTGATTGTGATGTATCCGTCCGCGTCCAAGAAGCCGGCGGCGTATGCCATCGGGTCCTTGAGAATCAGGCCATTGCCCATCATCTTCACGAATGTGCCTCTGGACGCACCTGCTGTGATATCCTCGTCATCCCCGTACATCTTGAGCAGTTTCGACAACTTGGAGGGTGTCATGCTCTTGTGCACAGAGCCGTGTTCCATCAGGCGCTCGTGGAGCGAGCGTGAACTGAGCGGCCCCTCCAGTGAGAGAATCTCAGCGGTCTTGGACAGGGTCTCCCTGTCCTTGGTGCTCAGGGTGTCTGCCTGATGAAGGGTAGAGCGCCACATCTTGCGAGCCTCGGTCTTGCTCTGCATGGCGCTTGCCCATGCCCTCTGCTCCTCCTCCCCCCAGACGTCCTCGAACTCGTCGAGCGATTTCAGCGCAGAGTCCGCGTTCTCCCACAG